GTAATATCTGGATTTTCACTTAACCCAATCCAATCCCAAGGTTTACCAGGATTTGCTTCAACAATATCCATAGTAATATTTTGACTACAACTTAACCAATACCAATTCCAATGTGTATCGGATTTGGTTTCAACAATGTCCCAAGTAATATTTTGACTTTCACTTAACCAATACCAATTCCAAGGTTTATCCGGGTTTGCTTCTACAATATCCATAGTAATATTTGGATTTTCACTTAACCAATCCCAATTCCAAGGTTTATCCGGGTTTGCGACAACAATGTCCCAAGTAATATTTTGACTACAACTTAACCAATACCAATTCCAATGTGTATAGGATTTGGTTTCAACCATGTCCCAAGTAAGATTTGGATTTTCACTTAACCAAGACCAATCCCAAGGTTTATCCGGGTTTGCTTCCACAATATCCATAGTAATATTAGGATTACTACTTAACCAAGACCAATTCCAAGGTTTATCAGGATTTGCTTCCACAATTTCCCAAGTAATATTTGGATTATAACTTAACCCAAACCAATCCCAAGGTTTATCAGGATTTTGACGAACTATTTCCCAAGTAATATGTGGATTATAACTTAATCCACACCAATCCCAAGGTTTATCAGGATTTTGTCGAACTATTTCCCAAGTAATATTTGGATTTTCACTTAACCCATTCCAATTCCAAGGTTTATCAGGATTTTGTCGAACTATTTCCCAAGTAATATTTGGATTATAACTTAATCCACGCCAATCCCAAGGTTTATCAGGATTTTGTCGAACTATTTCCCAAGTAATATTTGGATTATAACTTAATCCACGCCAATTCCAAGGTTTATCAATATTATTTAAAATAAATTTAAACCAATAATTATTCCAATTAGTTTCCATATTTACGTTAATGATAATAACGAAAGAAAAAACAATAAATCATTTTTTTTATTATTAATGAAATTATAGATTTAAAACCAGTTTTTCATTTGTAAATTTTTGTGTTTTACATTAGACATTTTATTAAAATATTGTTGAAACATGGTTTTATTTTATTTACAATTTCCAAGAAGATGTTTCGATTGATTGTCATAATTTATGAAAAAAGTATGATGGAAAATGAAAATAATAAATCAATCTATCAATTGTTCTACCTCTGCATATTTCTTTCATTTCATCATCTATTTTAAAGCATTCATTTATATTTTCAGTCTTATTTTCTCTTTTCATTCTAAACTAAAAATAATATTTATATATTTTAATATATTTTGTGTTTATATTATTATTTTTTATTTAGTTATTACAATTTTATTGAGTCGTCACATGAATTTAGTTTTGGTCAAATAATTTGAATATTCGTTGAAACATTTTATACTGAAATATTGATCTAATTAGCTAGGTACTTAAAACCAGTTTTTCATTTGTAAATCTTTATGTTTTACATTAGACATTTTAGGGTGGTCTATAGGAACATGCATAGAAGTAATATCTTTTAAATAAATCATATATCCCTTAAGTTCTATCATAATTTGGTCTATACAATAATTCGTAACAATTTGATTAAGTTCTTGAATTTGACCTCTTATATCGTTAGGATCATTTTTTGCGTTTTCAAGGAAGATACTTCGCATAATTATTTTTAAAGTATCATAATCTTGTTCGCCGATTACTTGCGTTTCACCTGATTTTTGGTAAACACCAGCGCGAATTCCATTTTGAAGAATTTTCATATTTTCTTTTGAAAAAAAAGCACCTGATAATGGTGAGTTTTCCCAAATACCAGTTGTAGGATTTCTAAATGAAACATGTTCTTTAGAAGGAATTTTATCATACATTTCAAATAATTTAGAAGTATTAGGTGCATTTAAATTTACTCGTCCGTTGTTTAAACTATTCATTTATATTACATTCTTATAAAAAAAATATATTTATTTATTTTATAAGACAAAAATGGAATTATATCAAAGAATTGTATTGGGAATTGCGATTGTATTATTAATAGCTGCGTATATAATGATTTATTTTACACTTGTAGACAATAACAAAAATTGGCCGCCAAGTGTTGCCAAATGTCCTGACTATTGGGAGTATAATACGACAAGTGATATGTGTGAATCAAAAAACAATTTTAATATAGGAAGTTCAGAAAATTCAGTTACAGAATATCCAGATGTATCACAAAAAAGCACTTGTGATAAGTATAAATGGGCGAAACAATATGCGGTTTCTTGGGAAGGATTGAGTTATGGAGTTAGTATGGATTGTTCTTAAGCGTATATTAATTTATATCTATCAATAAATAGTTATAAATAAAATATTATTTGATAAATTATAACATAAAATGAAAATGTCAATTATAATATATCAAATAAAGTAATTATGGAAAAAATAGATATAAATAATTTGCTAAATAGGGAAAAATATATAACTGAAATAAGAAATGTTATAGCCAAATTTGAAAGCGATCCAGATGATTATAAGCGAGTTGGTGGTATATATATTTATGGTGAAACCGGAATAGGAAAAACATATTTGGCGAAACAAGTATTAAATAATTTAGATTATGATATAATCAATTATGATGCTGGAAATATACGAAATACAAATGTAATAGAAAATATAGCCAAAGACAAATTTTCCAACAAGAATATTTACAATTTATTACAAAAAATAATTAAAAAAAATGTAATTTTAATGGATGAAATAGATGGTATGAACAATGGTGACAAAGGTGGAATCAATACATTGATTAAGATTATACGTCCAAAGAAAACAAAAAAACAAAAGTCAGAATGTACTATAAATTCGCCCATAATATGTATTGGTAATTGTCATATTGATAAGAAAATTAAAGAACTTATGAAGGTGTGTCATGTTATCCAATTAAATGTGCCAAGTGACGAACAAATGAAAGAAATAGTATTAAAGATTTATCCCTATATTTCATCAGAGCATTTAGACTATATAATACGTTATTCGAAAAACAATTTGCATAAATTGAAATATTTTTTGAATATATACAAAACAAATAACGAATTATTTTTAAAATTTGTAAAAGATAATAATATTCAAATGTCTTCTTATAGTGATGATACAAAGGAAACAGTAAAAAAAATGATTTTAAATAAATACAATATTAATTCTCATAATATTATAATAAATGATACAGATAGAACTAGTGTTGGACTTTTATGGCATGAGAATATTGTAGATTTAATTAATAAAAAACATAAAACTGACAAATTGAAGGCGATTGAATGTTATAGAAAACAATTGGAAAACATTTGCTTATCAGATTATATTGACCGTATTACGTTTCAAAAACAGATTTGGGAATTTAATGAGATGAGTTCATTAATAAAATCGTGTTATAATAATATGATATTTCATGATGATAAAATTGTAGATGAAAATGACAATGTAAAAGAAATACGATTTACGAAAGTTTTGACGAAATATTCTACTGAATATAATAATTCTGTTTTTTTAATGAAAATGTGTCAAAAATTACAAATGGATAAAAAGGATATGCTGTCATTTTTTTATAAATTAAAAAATAAAGAAATATTTGACGATGATAATGATGATGATTATTACAACAAATTAAAAGATATTTGTGATATAAAAAAATTAGAAATTGACCGTATTTTTCGTTATATTGATACATTATTTGTTGAAAAAGAAAATGAAACAGAAAATGAAAATAGAAATGATAATGAAAATGAAAATGAAAATAGAAATGATAATGATAATGAAAATGATAATTGAAGAGAGTGATGTTAATAATATGTTGTAAAAATAATTAAAATTTATTATTAAAATTTATTTATAGTTTGTATTATTTACATCTGTGTGATGTTTAATAGTATTAATGATTTGTTGGAACTCTTGTTGCTTTCTCATTTCTTCCATTCTTTCAGCTTGCATTTTTTCTCGTTTTACAAAAATTTCTTTGGTTTGTTTTACAACATCTGGTTTATTTTTAACCTTTCCATAACTATAGTTTTCCAACTTACCATCTATTTCGTTTGTAAAAAAGTTATATATTTCTTCATCTTTTATAAAGTCTTTTGGAACAACTTCGGTTTCCTTAATCATAGGAGAAGGATTTTTTAATAGTTCACGCTTATCAAATGTATTTTGTTCATGAGCAAAAACCAAAATAGTTTTCATTGGGTCTAATTGAGCAAAAGGAACTGTGTAATCTTTTAAAAAAGCCTTTTCTTCTGCAAGAGAAGCAGCATTACTGAAAGAAGTCTGTTTTAATAGTTCTTTTTTAAAGGCAAATGTTGCTGCTGTAGCGTGTTTAGGTCCATAGGGTCCAAATGAATACATTTTTTTACGGTCATTAAAGTAAATATAAAGTTGACTAGAACCGACACATAATGCTTTTGGATGTTTATGCATAGTTTCAATTGCGTGTGAGACTCTTTCTGGAGGATAATAATCATCATCGTCCATATATAAAATAACGTCACCTTTTGCGTGTTCATGTGACAAATTTCTCTTTTTTCCTAGGGTCATTTTTTTGTCAAATTTGAAATATTTTACATACGGCAAATGGGAAACCAAATCTTCAATTTTATCTTTTCCGTCGTCAATAATAATGAGTTCCATTTTATCTTGAGGATATGTTTGATTTTCGTATGATTTTATAATATATGGTATAAAAGGTCTTCTGTTATAGGTAGGCATACAAACGCTTACAAATGGTTTTTTTGGAAACTTCGCTTTTTTACCTTGTTTTCCCATTAATGTAAAATATATATAGTTGTATTTAAATATTAAAATACTAAATATATAAATACTAAATTAAAATATTACAGGTTTAGAATTATTTCTTTTTGGGTGCTGATTTTTTAGCATCTGGTTTCGCATTGGCATCTGGTTTCGCATTGGCATCTGGTTTCGCATTGGCATCTGGTTTCGCATTGGCATCTGGTTTCGCATTGCTCATGAAATTAGAAATCCGTTAAATGCCGTTAGTCATGCGGCGCAACTGATTCTCTGGTCTTAGATTATCTTCTAATACTCTATCATATTCCTTTAATGAAGCATCTTTAAGAGCACCAAAAAATTCCTTTGAAGCTTCATTTTCTGGACTAGGATTTTTCGTCTCTTCTTCTTGTTTTTCTTTTACAGCATTTTGATATGCGTTCCAGATTGATTTTCCCATCATATATGTTTTATATACAGCGGTGTGGTCACCGTATTCATCTTCATTTTCACCATCACATTCAACATCATTCGTTTCAAATTCAACCATTGAACTAAACATACTATAGTCTTTGACTTTAAACAACCCTACTGAAGAAATTATTGAAAATAAAATACATAATACCACAATAGTAAATGGCGTATTTACATTATACGCATCTTCTAATTTGTCGGCAATTTTATTTTGTGTATTTACAAGTTTTCTATTTTTCGTTTTTATAGCATTAATTTGATTTTGTAATTTCCTTGTATTTTCATCCATTGTCTTGTCTATTCCAATTACATCAACTTTATCTCTGACATTGAATAGATCCATTTTATTTGACATATCATTCATTTTATTAATATCTTTATTCATTTTCATCAAATTATCTCCAAATCGTCCCAATATACTAGTTTTCTTTTCATTATATTCTTCATATAGTTTAAATAGTCTTTCTGATATATTAGACCTAAATACAGTAAATAAAGACAATAATAAAAAAATTGGTAATTTGTAATGTTGGAAAACAAATTTGATGATTGTAAAAATATTTACAGATTTATCCTTAATTTCACCTTTAAACATCATAGATGAAAACATTGAATATACCATTGTAATTGTAGGGACTGAAAAGAATGGGTTTATAAATAAACTAATGAATACACCAACCGAAAACATACAAGCAAACATTGTTAAAATACTTCCGAGGAAAAAATCAGTTGGATTATACATCATTTCAACTGGAACCCATTTTGCCTTTTTTTTACCCTTTCCACAATTTTGATTCTTCTTGAAAAACCACGTCATTTTATAAAACCATAAAAAGACAAAATAAATATTATTTGAAAAGAACAGGAAAATGAAACATAAAATGTATATAATTGGTGACAATATTATAACAATTAGGTCATGTAATCCATTTAAATTACTAAAAACATTATTGATGAAATTATAATTAAAACTGAAAAGAGCATTGACAATTGAAAGCAAATAAACGAGCACAACATTTGCTTTGTTTGAAGTTTTATATTTCCTTATGGCGTCTAGTAAAACATTTTTATTATTATCTTCAAAATTAAATTTCAAATTCATAGATACTTTTTCATCATTGAGCGTTTGAGTAAATATATTCGTTGTAATGTCTTTTAAATCAACTTTTGTATCTGAATAAGGGAAACAGTCGCTAAATACAGGTAAAAAATTTGTTTGTGAAATTTTACAAATATATAACATACCACCACCTAATGAAAAATAAATAATAACCGCAATAATCATTACACCTATTTTTATCGAAAATTCAGGCATATATTCAATAAAGTAATCTATCATTTCCGAAACAACCTTTTTAAAAGTATCAAAAATGCCTATTTCTTTTAATTTTTCACCATTGAAATTTTTATTTTTGAATTTACTCAATAAATTACTATCAAGAAAAGATGAACCTTGATTTATTTTTTGTGCTGCCTTGTTTTTGACATTTTGCAATTTCCTTCTTTGTTCTTCGTTCATAGGGATATTAGGAACATTTACATTTGGAACATTTACATTTGGAACATTTACATTTGGAACATTTACATTTGGAACATTTACATTTGGTTTATTAACTTTATCTAAATTCATAGTAATATATATTATATAATTATTTTAGATATTATATATTACTTCTTTATTTCTAATTTGCGAATAATACACTAACATTTCCTCCAACAAATGTAAGTAAATTTATTTTTTCTTCAAACAGAACCAAATCATAATTATATTCATAAATCCCCCATGTTGGTTTATTTATCCCAATAATATTACCGTCTCCATCACAAATAGTTTGAACTTGTGCAAAAGGACTTAAGGGAGGTTCAATGGTTGAAAATTCTAAATCAATGCTTTTAAATTTTGTCATATTAATTGCTCCAGATGGTTGTAAATTATAAGGGGAAGTATCCAAACAAAAATTATAACAATATAACCCATCGGGTGCGTTTCCAGCAGTTCTTGTATATTTTTCAATATAATTAAATACATCAGATGATAATACATTTTCGCGATATTGACCGTCCATTAATATTCCCATATTGTTCAAAATATTTTTATTATTCATTGGATTATAAACTGGATTAATAAATAAGTTAGTTAAACTTTTATCAATATTTATTCCAGGACCAATATTTGTATTTTCACTATCATAATAATATCCTAATTCTTCAATTGCCGGATAAGAATCAAATGGTATATAATTATAAGGCCAATTTGTGTAATTAGACCATTCATTTCGCAAATTCACATCACTTCTTCTGAAAAAGAATAACCAACTTTTTACCATTCCTAAAGAATCTAATTCTATTTTTTTGTTACCAGTTACATTTAAAAACTCACGTTCAAATGGTTGTGTAATCAAATATTTTTGTTCGTTTTTGGAAAATATTAACGCCTCATCATCTGATAAAAAAGCATACGTGCAATTTAAATGGACATCAGCATTCCACAACATCCTTTTGTCTGAATAAGAATCCACATTTAAACTTACATCTGGAGGGGTTTGTAAAAAACGGTAAAATTGCATTGTATCACGATTCAAATTTGGCGACACATATGGGAAGTTATTTTCATAATCGTCTACATCACGTATTCTAAATAATTGACTTATCGGTCTAAATGTGACACTAATGGTTATTTCATTATATTGTAGTGAAATTAATGGCAATGCGTTTTGAGGTTTTAGTGTAAACCAAGAACTTAATGGAACATAAATCGTTCTACCCATAATAGAAGGTTGAACTCCTAATATATTTTCAGTATGATAACAACTAGGATATGTATTAACGTGTGCTCCTGCGTTTGCTGGATCATTTAATTCAGGAACGTGTCCTATCATTCTCTCAAATAAATCCAATTTTTGTTTATTAAAATCTCTTTGGGCCATTGCTAATATATATTGACCGGTATATTCTTGTAATGTTTGATTTCCACAAGTAATGCTTATTTTCTTTATCATTTGTGCTCCCAAATAGTCAATCCATTTGAATTCATATGGAGCCCAAGTTGTGGTAAATTCGTTTCCATTGTCGTCGGTTACTACTTTTGGTTGCATAATAGGAGACCAAATATTAGGCAAATTGATGGCAATGTATGAGTCCATTAATAGTTCAGCATACCTTTTTATTTTAAAGGTAAATGTAGATTCTTCGTTTATCCTTAAAGAAGGAGAACCTTCGTGGTCAATGCGAAAGTTTTGTTTACCAAAGTTTGTATATTTCGCGTATTTTGCTTTCCAAAATGTCTTTGATGGATTTCCATTTAATATTATATTTGGATTTCCTTCTGATATTAAATTCAATAATCCTCCAGCCATATTACTATATTATTAGTTATTTTTATTTATTATCAAATTTTATAAAAATATAATTTTAAATAGTGAAGCAAATTATCAAGTTTTATTTCATGGGTCCAAATGAATTTAATGAATCAAAAGAACGGCGTGATATAATATTGCTTTTATTCTTTTTATTTTGTTTTTTGTTTTGTTTTATATCTGGTAAATAAGTATTTGTATTCCTTCTTACATATTTATATGCTGGAACTCCTAAATAGGTTTTGTCTGCCTTTGTAGGTAATATTTGAGAGTTTGGATATCTAGGAGAGTTTTCTTCACTTGAACTGTTAGTTCCATAATATTTGCCATCATAATTGTCATCACATTTAGTATTATAATTTGTATTCATCGTTTCGTTAATATTATAATCACTATTTCGGGCATATTTGTCATTATTTGGTGACCTAATTGGACTTATATTTCGTTTTAAATTTGGCGATGTAACATTGTTATTGAATAGTTCATCATGTATTTCCATTAATTTTATGTTTGTATATTTCACATTGTCTATTAAAATATCCATTTTTCTATCCAAATGCTTTATTTTATTATTCAAATCATTCAATCGTAATAATCCAATATCTTTACTTAAGTTATTGTTCATTAATTATATTATACTCAATATTTTAAATACTTATTTTTGGAAATACTTATTTTAAAAAAATTCTGTTAAACAATATTCAATGTTTATTATTTATATTATACTCAATATTTTAAATACTTATTTTAAAAAAATTCTGTTAAACAATATTCAATGTTTATTATTATGAAAAATAAAATAGATAAATATATTATATAAAATATGGATAATTATAAAGAAACTTTAAAATATAGTTATTTGAATATAGCATTTAAAGTATTAGTTATTGTCGCATTTGTATTATTTATAATATTTTATTTTAAAATAGACATTTTTAATCTCAAGTTTTTTAAATCTAAAAATCACAAAGATAAGAAATATATTCATAAAGATTATTATGTAAATAGAAATTTAGTAAATGCTATTAGTAAATCCGAATATCAAGATAAAAAATTATCTGATTTTTACATCAAAACCGCTTTTAATTGTTGTAATATTGGTTATGGAACTTCTAATGTGGAACGATTAAAATCAATTATTTCACAAGGATTTAGATGTTTGGACTTTAAATTGATTTATAAAAATAATACTCTTCACATTGAAAATCAACCTCAAAATGAAACATTTTATAACGCATTGGAAATTATTGATACACATTGTTTCAGCAATTCATATTGTCATAATAATGAAGACCCATTAATTATAAATATTCGGTTGGATGAAAATATTACAAAAACCGAAACAAAATTAATTTATAAAAAATTACGAGAAATGTTTAGAACTCTAAATAGTAGCAAAATAGATTCTACATTTTCTTTATTAGAGAAAAAGAAGAGTGCAGGAAGTTATATAAATGTATTGACAGCTTCATTAAATGATTTAAATAATAAAATTATAGTAATGTGTAATTATGACTATAATACAATTGAAAATGATGAAATAGATTCTAAACACGAATTATTACAATATATTCATTTTAATACTGATATTGTCAAAAATGAAGATACTCTAAATGATATAACAACGGCATTCACATATGATAATAAAAACAACACAATAATTAGTATGCAAATAAATGAAAGTTTGAAAACGAATTCAGTCGATTTAATAAATTTAAATAAGGGATATCCAATGATGCTTATTCCTAATTCATATAATAATTTAAGTGCTGTTGAAAATCCAACATCATTAGAAGACATTTTTGGATATACATTTAGAGCACTAGAATTCTCAAGCACGAATGACTTTAGTAAAGAAATAGTGGACCCCGATATGAAAGTATATGTTGATGAATTTAATATTGCCAATTCAGCGTTCATTTTAAAACCAATAAAATTGAGGTCATAAGCATTTTTATTTTGTAAATATATTATATAAATAATGACAAAAGATTGTAAAAATGCGACATTTGAAGAATGTGAATTAGCAATTTTGCGTATGGCTGTAGATAACGCACAAGAAAAAATGCAAAAACGTACAGTGCAAAATAAAGATGTCAGTGATATTATCAGTGTTGTAGAGCAATTTATTCGTAATAAAAAATTAATATGTTATGGAGGAACTGCCATCAATAATATATTACCAGTTGAAGACCAATTTTACAACAAAAATGTAGAAATACCTGATTACGATTTTTTTTCAACAAATGCATTAAATGATGCGAAAGAATTGGCGGATATTTATTACTCTAAAGGATACACTGATGTGGAAGCCAAAGCAGGACAACATTATGGAACTTATAAAGTATTTGTGAATTATATTCCTGTTGCGGATATTACATCATTGGCAATGGAAATTTATAAACCTCTTAAAGTAGATTCCATAAGTGTAGATGGTATTTTATATGCGTCACCTAATTTTTTAAGAATGGCAATGTATTTGGAACTTTCTAGACCTGCTGGAGATACAAGTAGATGGGAAAAGGTGTTAAAACGTTTATCATTGTTAAATAAAAATTATCCATTGGTTGCTAAATGTGACAACGTTCAATTTCAACGAAAAATGGCAAACGGAGAAAAGGAAAAAGAAATTTATGAAAGCATAAAAACAAGTCTTATAAATCAAAACGTAGTGTTCTTTGGAGGCCACGCAATATCGTTATATTCTCAATATATGCCTACTAATTTAAGAAAAAAATTATCAAATTACGCTGACTTTGATGTATTGAGTAATAATCCATCCCAAACAAGCACAATAGTTATGGAACGATTAAAAGATATTGGTATTAAGAACGCAAATGTGAAAAAGCATAATTCTGTTGGTGAAATAGTTCCAGAACATTACGAAATTAAAATAGGAAAAGATTCAATTTGTTTCGTTTATAAAACAATTGGTTGTCATAGTTACAATATAACAGAAAATGAAAAACAAAAAATAAAAGTGGCAACTATTGATACAATGTTAAGTTTCTATTTGGCCTTTTTGTATACAAATCGTCCTTATTATAATCAATTTATTGATCGCATATTATGTATGTCACAATACCTATTTGAAGTCCAACAAAAAAATCGTCTTCAACAAAAAGGATTATTACAACGATTTAGTATTACTTGTAAAGGTCATCAACATTCTGTAACAGAAATAAGAGGTGCCAAATCTGAAAAATACAAAGAGTTGAAAAGTAATAAAAATAAAGCCAAAGAATTTGAAAAATGGTTTTTAAATTATAAACCAGATGATAAGAAAAATAAGTCCAAAAATAAACAAAATAAACAAACAAATACTACAAAGAGGAAAAAAATAAGGAAAAAGAAGCAAACTAAAAGAAAATATAAAAAAGGAACGAATAAAAAAAGAACTAATAATAATAAAAATGAAAAGAAAAAAATGAAAAGAAAAACACTCAAGAAGTCTTTGAAAACTAAATAAATTTTATAAATAATATAGATATTTATTATCAATATTATTAAGTTATTCAGAATAATGAACGCAAATGATTACGAAATGATTAAATCAGCAATGGATGTAATAAAAGAAACTAAATCCGAACAACTAGTCATGGATTATGATGAAGAAGGTGGATTTATGTTTTCTAACAATGAAAAAGTACAGAAAATTATGTTTCAAATATCAGAAATATATGGAGGTCATTCTGGAGCATCATTGGCATATGCTATGCGTTCTTGTCAATATTTGCTTTCAAATATAGAAGAATGGAATAAATTAAAAAGTGAATTTGAATAAATAAAACTAGTTAACACACTTTTTCAAAATAATTTTATAAATAAAAAACGAAATATCTTTTCCGATTAGAACTAATGATTTCACTTCCTTTGATTTTGTATTAGAAATATAATTATTGTTAATATAAATAGCGAATGTTATAATAAATATAGCCAAATATTCAAATGCATATTTCTTATATTGATTTTGACTTTTATGCATCAAGGTCCAGTCATTTACATAACTACACATTGATGTATTTGTATTTTTTATAAAAAATAAATGAGCGTCCAAAATTCCTGTTAATATGCGATGACTATCTGTTTTTTCGTTTTTTATATTAATCATATGATATAATTTATCATTATTACACAAATCCAAGTATAATATTTTACGATTCTTGGTTTCTTCAAAAATGTAAGGTGTTATTCCATCAATATATTTATTTTTATAAAGCATATTTCCGTCAATTAAAAAAGGAACAAAACATGACCGTAAAACAGAATCAAACAAATCATCAATGGTTTTATATTTTTGTTTTATAATTTTTTCAAATAATATGTTTCTTTTTGTTTTTTTATGATACGATACAAATAGATAATTATTAACTTTTTGTAATATTTCATTTTCGTCACTTTCTTTTAAGTTTTCATTTTCAAATAAAATGTTTTTATATTCTTTCACAATAGGTATTTTATATGTTTTTTTTAATTGATTGATAATTAATTGATTTATTGTTTGAGAAAAATCCAATTTATCAAGGGTATATAGTAACCCAACAGCAGCACCAACACTACATCCAGAAATTCTTTTTATTTTTACATAGTTACTTTTTTCAAGTTCTTTTAAAAAGTATAAAGCTCCTGTTAAATAACTTCCATTAAAAACTCCTCCGTCCAAAACTAAATCTATATAAATTGGATTATTACGTTTTGGAAGATTATTTAATAAATTATTTATATAAGATTGAAACATATTTTTACATTATATAAATACTTAAAAAGTGTCAAATATACCAACAAGACGATTTAAGAAATAAAAAACGATTGAAAACAATGAACTATAAAAAATATAACCATTAATGCTTAAATTACCATCATTCATAAATAAAGAGGGGACTGTTTGATAAAGAAGTTTTTTGAAAATAGGCAATTGAAAAAGAAAATACAATACACCCAGTAAAATAGGTGTTTGTAATTCATTATACATATTTTCAATATTATTTTGATGATTTGTTTTTATATTTTGTTTTTTCACTATTGTTTCTAAATCGTCTTCATCCGGAATATAATTTTTTCTTTCTTCACTTACTTCTGGGACAAAATTGGGAGAAGTTTCCATATCTTGTTGTATTGGTAAAGTATCAATAGGTATATCACGTGAAGCTAATTTAGTAGACCCAGATAAAGTAGCTTGATGTAATTCATTCACAATTTGATTTATTGTATTTGGGTCTAAACTTACATTTTGTTGAGATTCAGATATTTGTGGGGGTGGTTGCTGTTGTAATGGAGGTGGTTGCTGTTGTTGCATCTGAGCTGGGTCATTCATAGTCATTTGAATATTTTCTTTGGCAACAGGCAAATCATTAATATTGGTTGAATTACTCATAAATATTATACATATTTACGAATTATAATATTTACGCTTTTATTCAAATTTAATTAAATTGCCGTCCGCACATTTAGCAGTTTCGTAATTATATTTTACACATTTATCACCAACTTGAAATATTTTACCTTCTATTTTCTTAAACGGAGCCGCATATAATTGAATACAATCGTAGTTTTTGCAAACTTTTCTAAATAAAGACGCCAATCCTAATCCTAAAATAATTGACATTATAATTTTACCCGTTTTTGTATGAACAAATTTGCCTAAATTCGCCATATATTTTGTTATATTATATAGTAATAAATTTTATTGGACTGGAATCATACTTATATCCTTTTTATTTGACGGGCAATCAACATTTTCTTCTTTATATAAAAAGCATTGTTCTGCTTTATCTTGAAAAATTGCTTTATCTACAGTTTGTGGACTAGGATACACGTATACTTTTTTATTTTGGGGACCCATTAAATATAAAAATAGCAAACCCATTAAAAAACTTGCAATGAAAATTTTAAAGGATATGTATTTAAATATTTTAAACACTTTGGGAATCTTAAACGAAATCGCCATACTATAATATATTTTGTTATTTTATTGTTTTGTTGTTTATTTTTTTTAAAATCTATTTAAATAAAATCTATTAAAATAAGTATTTTAATCTTATAATTACTTAAAGAAATCTAAACATCATATATTGAGTATATACTCGAAAACTACGATTGCCTTTTTAGCTTAGTGGTAGAGCACTGCACTTGTAATGCAGAGGTCCGGGGTTCAACTCCCCGAGAAGGCTTAAATATTTATAACATTATTATATTTTTGTTGTAAATATTTGATTTAATTTTATTATATTTGCTCTTTTTCATTTTCATTTTTCATTTTGAAAATTATAAAGTATTATTTTTGTCTCCAATTAGTTTTATATTTGTTACGTTGTGTGTTGTATCATTTAATACAATTTGAAAACATTTATATATATTGGGTGTGGTTATTCTAAATTTATGAATGTATACATTATTTATTTCTGATTGTTGAATTAATTCTAAACCATGACCCAAATTTACAGAAGAATAATTAGTATCTTCAGGTAAATATTTGTATTTTATTTGACTTATTTTATTTTTCACAGTTTCTGAATTCAGGCTAATATCCGTATAAACATGCATTTCTTTTAGTCTAAAAAAATCCTGGAATTTAAAGTCATAAATATTAGAATTATTGACTACTGGATGAACTTCTATATTATAACTTATATCTGGTCTTAAATTTGATATTTTAAAGATATTTTCTGAAGTTTTATCTATTGTGTTTGATGACGGGTCATCTTCATTTCCTGATGTATCTACTAAATCTCCATCTTGTTCGTATAAATTGACAATAAATTTATCAAAATTGGTTATATCTTCATCTGCTGCAACTTGTGATGAAAATGATATATCTACATAATTACGGTCCCTTTTTTCTTCGTCTTGTTGTATAACTCCTACATTTGTGTAATAATTGGCATAACTTATGTCATAAAATGAACTACCATTTGCTAATCTTTTTATATCCATTATGTCTATTCCTTCACTATATTCATTTGGTATCGGAATTTTGATGATTTTGGACCAAATCTCATAATCATTCAGTTTATTTCTATTTACAATAATATCTTGTAAAATGTAATGTGAAGTAGTTATTTTTTCGTCTTCATTATTAAATTTCATTATTGGTTGTATTGTATTGTTAATTGACGCGTCTGTTATAAATTGATAAGAAACATCACTACTAGGGTATTGGTTATTGAATAAGATTTTAAAATTTATACTACTATTTTCAGATAAAGATAAATTATTGATTCTCATTTTAAGGTCTACATTGTCCGGAACATAATGACAAGAAAATGTTTTTCCTTTGATGTCATTTGAACCATTTATATTGATGTAACCAGAATTAAATAAAAGTTCTTGAGACATTTATATATTATAATTTTAAAATATAATCTATAAATGAAATTGAATTTGAAATTATACATGATTAGTTATATTTTCGGATTGTACTAATTGACGTATAGTTACCAGTAACAGCATCATATGTAATTATGAATTCTTGATTTGTCATTTGACTTGATGATGATGTATCTCTATTGTTTATAAAATGATTAATAATGTGTATATTATTTATTATAAGAGTGTTAATTATAGGATTTTTCCCATTATTTCTAAATAACACATTACATTTTACAACACTATTTGGACTATTAGAATTATCAGATGGAGATGGTGTTAATTTTAAAGTAAAATTGTCATTGGTTAATAACAAACCAGACAAATCACAATAAATTGTTTTGTTATCTATATCATTGATTTTACTAATATCAGGTTTTATGTTATTATCTGTTAAATTGACATTGATAAGGGACATTATATTATTTATAGATATTTTATGTCAATTATTAATTAATTAAGATTTATTTTTGAACCTTTTTATATGAGAAAATATATTGAAATTGCTGTTGTCAATTAGAATGATAAATGACTGTTTTGTATAACTAATTGTACCTTCTCCTGTAGTAATAATACCTTCACTTTTATAAAATGGATATTCATTATTGTCATTATTGAAAATATATATTTTTTCAATTTTTGAATCAGATGGAAACAAACAATCAAAATTCAAATTTTCTGTTATTTGTGATTTATCTAAATATAAATTTACATTAAGAACACTTCCACTTATTTCGCTAAAATAAAATTGTTTGTTTGATATATCGTTTTCATTTGTCAAATTTATACTTGGATCATTTATATCTATTGTATCATTTTTGGCTACAAACTCCATATAATATATTATATCATAATATTAGTTTTTATTGCAATGATTCAAATACGGTAATTGTCATAATATATTCGATTATTAATTTCTCATCCTGTTGTTTTCCTGTATTTATAAACGTATGTTCAATATTTTGTGAAATGGATTCTTCTTCTTCTTCTCCTGGTTCAGTAGATACATAATTTACTGAAGTTCTTACTTCATAATTGTTGCTAGATAATAATTGATTTACATTACTAACTTCATTATTATTACCAACAGCAACATCCGCTGGGTTTGCAACAGATATTGTTGTAAATGTTAATGAAGACACCTCATTTGTTTTTGATACTTCTTCTATATGAGATGTAGCATATGTTGCAAAAACATCAGCATCTACATGATTATTTGTATTATCTTTTAAGTCCACATTTCTTTCTAGTTCCATATTTTCTACTTTATCCTTTATTTCATTAAAATTTGTAATATCATCACTAACTTCAAAATATTCATTTTCATCTAATTCAGGATATATAGGTTCAAGAGGAGTGCATTTTTTTATTCTTGCTCGTTGTTTTTTTAATCGTCTTGTTGCAACACTTGACGCACCAACACCACTTCCAACTGTATATTCATTAAAAATCGTATGTTTTTTGTTTTCTAAAAGTCCTATTAAAGGTAATTTTCTTCCTGTATATGAACCTGATTTTCTTCCAATTCCTTTGAAGTAACTCATATAATTTATAAGTATATTTTAATACGCGCTATGTTTCAATTTTTAGTTACATTGACTTATCAATTTGAATAAATAAATTCCCAATTAAAATAAGGATCTCCTATTATTTGTCTTATTATTGAGTTAACAAACAATAACTCATATTTGGGTTTATAAATATTACAACTGTATTTTTTATTATTATGTTGGTCTACAAAATGATTAAAGTATCCAGATAAAGGATATATCGGTTTATAAATTGTATCTTTATAAACGTATAAGTATATTTTATCACTATTAATTTCATTTAAAAACGATTTTTTTACTTTGAAAATAATTCCTATAATGTTAAAAGAATCTGAATATTCATATTTTTCAAGTTTAACTAAATATTTATATTTTTTATTATGTTCGTCTCCTAAACAACAAGGTATATTTAAATAATATGATTGTGTTTCATCTAATTTATAATACATTATTTCTTCCATTGAATATGTATATATATATTTTACAATTTTATATTTATATCTTTATATAGTTTATAAATTATGAAAATCTCAACAAGAAATAAAACTTATATTTTTATTTTCTTTTTAGTAGTTGTTTTATTATACAATTCATATAGAAATTCAAAATCCTCACTGAAAGAAGGTTACTCGGGTGGTTCTAAAGATATAAATAAGAAGTTTCAAGATATAAATAACAAATATGAAAATTTGAAAAAGGTGATTGCTATGTTGCAAGCCGAAATTGGTCTTATTAAAGATACTATCAACAGAAAATTAAAAAGGTAATAATAATATATAGACATTTTATATGAATAAGTTTTATGAAAAAATAATTTTGGGTGTTTTATTTTTTATTGTTCTATACAATTTAGTAAATTATGATATATTGGAAGGGAAAATAAGAAGAAGACGATTAAAAAAAAAGAAACTTGTAAAAAAGGCAAATATTATAAAAAAAAATGTTGTTTCAAAAGCAAAAGCTCAAGCAAATAATAACAAAAATAAAAAAGATAGTCAACAAGACAATGAAATAAGTAATTTAAACAATAAAATAAATGAAATAAATACAAATTTAATCAATACACAGAGAATGACTAGCGAAAAAATTCCTTCTTTAATTAATCACATTAATTCACAATCGGATATAAAATTGAATAAAATTCAAGAACAAATTTCAAACAATAATTTAAAAAATCAAGAATTAAAATCATTTAGTGAAAGAAAAGGAAGAGAATTACAAGGAAATATTGATTTACTTTCATCTGATTTAGCGAATAATAATATAAAATATAGTGACCAAATGACAGAAGTAAAAAGTAAGTTAGGTTCATTACAAAAAAAAGTAAATATTTACGAAAAAAATAATTCAAATATTGAGGAAATGTTGAAAAATGTGAATTTACAACTTGATACAAAATATGTTAATGAATAAGCAAAAGGAACAATCTATTTTACTTTTTATATAGATATAGTTTTACTATTTTTTAGATTCTTTTATAAGTTTTAAACGTTTTTCATTGAGATTTGCATTATTAATAGAACTAACACATAACGCACCTGAAGAGATGAAAGAAGACATACTGAATATAAACATATAATCATAATTGTATTTTAATCCCATAAACATACTTGCCATTGAAATTGGTGTTAATAAGATTGTTGTATTTATGGTTTTTTCTAGAAATTCAATTTGTTTTTCTAAATGTTTTAAATGAATTGAAACATAATGTTTGGGATTTTTATATCCACAAATATTTCTATAACTAGATGCTAATGGATACATTTTTTTTTCTGTAATTAGTTCAAATTCTTGTGTTTTTTTACATAATCCGTAATCATAATATTTGCATCCAATACAAGATATGTATTTTGTTGTTGCTGTATTTCTTAATCGCATTGTATTTATGAGTTATTACTATAATTAGATTTATATATTTATTTCACTTTTATTAAATATATAATAATAATAGTTCAGGTTTTCTAATTTAAATACGCAAATTTCTTTTTTAGCCTTCTTGTGGCAATATTGGAAGCACCTATTCCGCTTCCTGGAACGTAACTATTATAAATAGGTGTTTTATCTTTGTTGTATGTATTGGGTTGATTTAAATTTTGCATTTTTTTATGTTTTAACGCTTTATATTTAATGTATTGCCTTAAAAGTAATTGTTTTTTTACATTATCATTATTAGTAACATTATTATTATTACTATTATTACTATTATTACTATTATTACTATTATTTGCTTCAAGATTAGGTTGTGTTAATCTTCTTTTTATAGTAAATCTTGGTAAAGCCAGTTTGGTTTTTCTAGTTGCGTTTGATGTGTAATTAGTATTTATATTATTCCTATTATTTATATTAATTTTACGATTATTATGACGCCTAGTATACCCTGATAAAGGAAAAATATATTTCTTATTAGTTCTTTTATTTTGATTTGATTTATAACCCAAGAAAAAACGTACTAGTTGTCTATTTTTATTATTTTTTACTGTTTTATTGAAACGTATATGTTTTAATTTTACCATAACTTATAATATTATGTTAGAAATAAACTAATTTTATATAATTATTTCATTTATGCATATTTCATTTATCCATATTTCATTTATCCATATTTTCTATAATATATACATTTGTCGCATTTTGAATCCATACCTAGATAATGATTTTTTTCTCTTGTAGATGATTCACAAATATGAAGCATTTCTATATTAAAATCTTCCAATGTATCTAATGAATTATTGTCTTTATGATACATATTATACCTTTCATTTAAAATAGGACTTCCTAAATTGCATCTACACATAGGGCATTTCATATTTTTACTGGTATTCATTCGTATGTGATGAAAATAATTTATAAGACACTTTTTATGAAAGCAATGACCGCAGTCTGTCAAATATGCGTTTGATTTTAAATCTATTTTATCCATACATATGATACACGTTTCTTTAGACCAAACATACATTTTATTATTTATTTTTCTTGTAAAATCATTGTTTCCTATTGATTCTGGAAGCACTAATTGGTTATAATGACAACTGCAATTTGATTTGCATATATTAGGGGTAGAACAAGAAATATAAAAGTTTCTATTTCTTTCATTAATACAAAAGATATCTTCTTCTTTAATTGAAGTCATAATTAGTCTATTTTTATAGATAATATTTGTTCGATCATAATAAATAATTTTAAATATTCATTTTTTTTATTATTTAAAATTATTTTGTTAATATTTATGAAATCTTGCGACTAGGTATTTCACCATCAACAATGTAAATAGAGTTTTCTGTAATAATAATAAGTTCAGAATTTGTACCATTTTTGGTTTTATAAAATTTAACAATTGTGCTTGTATACTCTTCCTCATTTTTTACCAAAAGTTTTTCGTTATTTTCTTTGGCACCAATAAGTGCGGTCTTGTCAATAGACACCGTCCAATAATCAAGATAAATGGGTTTATCCTCTACAATACCTATTTTAGCAGCATTTCTTAAAGTAACTTCACCTGGTAATCTATAATTATTTGTTGATTCCGACATTATACAAATATTTTATTTTTAATCTTTATATACTATTTTGAATAAATTATATATTAATAAATGATTTATTAATTATTTAATCCAATAAAATATTGAATTATACATATAAACTCAAAGTAAATATGTTGAAAAATAAAGAATCTTATAAACAACAATTAGATTCAACAGTTAAAGACATAAAAAATAAAAAATATGCGAACTTGATAAAATAATAATCTTAAATAATTAGTCGGACTTTACATATTTAATGTTTTATTGTTTAATGTTTTATTGTTTAATGTTTTATTGTTTAATGTTTTATTGTTTAATGTTCTTCGTCAATTTTATTATCGATCATTATAATTTTCTTTTTATTTTTTTTTCCTTTTCCTTTTGTTGGATTTTCATGATTATCTTCTATATTGTCATTTTCAATATTTCCTTGTGAAATAGATTCATATTTTTCAACTAGTAGACTTGAAATAAGTTCATACATTTCAAATAATATGTATTCTTTGCATTTGCCCATTATTAGTACACTTCCAGTTCGAAATATCATAAATGAAACTTTTTTATGTGTGGTCGTTCCATCATCGTTATTTATTTCATAATTGTATTTACATTGTATCCCTGGATACATACAAGGGTCATATATAGTAGAAATATTTTTTTCATATTTCAATATTTTATATAAAACATCTCTTTTGATATAAAAGCCACAATTGAAATTGGAATTGATTAAGACTTCCATATTATTATCGCTCATTGGAAGTAAATATAAATCTACATATGGTTTCAACATTGCAATTAAATTTTCAATAATAAGGTCAAATATATTTCCGTCTTTTACTCCAGGTATTTCTAATTTTCCTGTATTAAACAATTTTATGTGGTATTCTTTGAAAATTCCTTCTATATTTAGACGCATAATAAAGGCAACACAATTATCAAAAGCACTTTTTTGTTTACATCTAAAAGAGGTTATGTCTTTTTTACATAAACCTATACTGATTTTTCTTTTATCCTTAAATTTTACCCTTCCCTTTGGATTGTTAATTGAAGTGATAATTAATTCGTCATAGTGCTTTATATTTAGCAATTTATCTTTTATTTTTTGTAAATCTTCTTCTTTTTCAGACTTTATCAATATCTGTTTTTTTAAAATACCATTTGTTGGTGCTTCATACGGAATTACAGGAACATCCCAAAATAAAGATAATATATTTATTTCTTTATCTTTATCTTTGTCACTTTTATTGTCATTGTCACTTTTATTGTCATTGTCACTTTTATTGTCATTGTCACTTTTATTGTCATTGTCATTATCAATAATTATAGTGTCCTTTTCTTGTTTTTTCAAAAATGCTATATTTGTTTTTGTTGAAATATAAAGTGATGTTGGTATTGGAACAGGGACGTTTTCTTGTCTTTCAGATTTTCTATCATTATCTTTTACATTAGATGATGATAGAAACATTTTCCATTCGTCATTAATATCCATTTGTTTTATACAACAGATTAATATATTATATTATAATGCTTTAAGTTATTTTTTTAATCATTTTTTTAATATATTATAATAATAAACCTTTATGAATACAAGTTATACACCCTATAAATCGGAAACAAATACTGCTATTTTACACCTTTTTACATTTCAAACGCCGATTTTTACAGCATTAAAAAAAATAAAAAATGTAAAATCAATTTTGATGGTCTTACTTTTTCTTCTTCTCTTTGGTTATTGAAGAAGTGAAAGACGAAATATAGTGAAAAACATAAAAATAATGGAAAAAGAAAAACGAGAAGTGATAAGGTATTAGAACCAAAATGTAAGCATTGCGAATATACAACAAAAAATTTAACTTGTATGAAAGTTCATTGTTTAACTCAACATTCAACAAAAGAAGAAAGAAAAAATGAATTTAAATATTATTGTGATAAATGTGATTTTGGAACTTACGCAGAAATACTATTTACACGACATTGTGAAACAAAGAAACATAAAGAAATAACTTAAATATATAACTACATTTAATATAAGGAAAATGCACTGGGTTTATATATTGCGGTGTGAATACGATTATTTTTATGTAGGAGAGACAAGTAGATTATATAGAAGATTTTGGGAACATCAAGGAGGAATTGGAGGATTAAATACTTCAACATATTCACCAGAAGAAATAGTTGCTATTTACAAAGTAAATACTATTTGTAAATTTATAGATTATAATGAATATGTAAGCAAAATTATAGATGGCGTTTGGCACGAAAATTATAAGGGATTTAAATTAAGAGATTTTAATGATGAAAATGAAGAATACTATTATGATAATTTATGTGCTGAAAATAATATCGCAGAATGTTTAATGACACATAAAAAAGATGAATGGAATAAAATTAGAGGTGGAAAATATACGAGATTTGATGTTGAATATAAATATCCTGATAATAATTATATAAAAGATTTACCTTTATGTAAATGTGGTTTGCCTTGTGATATTAGAAAAAATGAAGATAAAAATTATTTATATTTTAGATGCGCTAAAAAGAATATGTGGGATAAATTAAGAGAAGAATTTGATATTGATGATGAACCTTGTAATTTTTTTATGGAATATATAAAGGATAAACAACTTAAAAATCAAGAAAATAATAATTTTGAAGAACGAAGTAAGAGATTAAAAGAATTATTTAAAAAATCATTTTGGTTAAAAAATATTGAAATAAATGATAGGAATTATCCAAAACAATGCGTTGGTGGTTGTAATAGAACAAGTGAAAGTATAAAATTAACATATTCTAATGAAAAACGCAACTTGTGTTTTGATTGTTTTATTGAAAAAAACGAAGAATTAAAAAATAAATATAACAATCAAGATATAGGAAAATGTTTAATTAAATTAAAATAATTACTATAAAAATATATATTATAATAATTATGCCTACACATAAAAGTAATGATTATAAATTAACAGTAGTTCAATATTATTTAGTGGAAGACAAAACACAAGAAGAAGTTTAATGCATTGGGTTAATCAATACAAAAAAGAAGGAAATGTAAATAAACATTATAGAAAACCTATTGCTTACAAAGTTAAAAAAGAATATGTAAAATTTTTATTAGATGAAATAAAAAAGAACAAGACAATTACACTACAAGAATTAAATGAAAAACTTAAAGATAAATATAAAACGGACATAAGCACTACACAAATTTTTAGAGTTATAAATGACAATAATATTACACTAAAACAAACGAGAATACGACACGAACCTATAAAGCGTTTTGGTAAAGAAATTAATATAAACAATAAATTAACAGACTTTTATAATGAAGTTAAAAAATATAAAATACAAGATATTATTTGTATTGACGAAACAAGTATAAAATCATTACAGAAACGAAAACATAAAAGCATTAGTAAATAAGCACAACAATATTTTATACGCTGTTCCATATCAACATTTCACAAATAGCATTGAAAATTATTTTAGTATGTTAAAATCACGATTACAAAAGTTAGATGGACTAACTTATGATGAATTAAAGAAAAATATAGAAAAAGTATTAAAGGAAATACCAAGAGAAAAATATGAAAATATATTTAAGGGTGCTTATGAAAGACCAGGAAAATATGTATCAAAAAATAAAACAAAAAAAAATAAAAAGCAATATAAATAATTTTGTATAGTTTAGACTATATAAAAATCGGCGTTTGAAATGTAAAAAGGTGTAAAGTCTAATGCTTACAATAATTATTTTACATAATATAGTTTAAGCAAAAGTTTTTTTGACCCTATATATTCGTCTCCTCCTAACAAATTTATGGAAAAACTAGAAAAGCGGATAAACATCTATTCTAAAGGTTCAAATAATAAATCTTTTTAAATCATTTAGTATTTTAGTCAAAATATCTTTATCGTTTAATGAAGGTAAACAATGAATAATATTTTCCATATATTTCAAAAAATTAGGTGTTATTTTTTCTCTTTTATTCTTAATTATGTAATTAAATATAATTTTTATCAAATTATTTTTTTCAATATTATTGATTAAACTAATTTCATATAGATATTTTTGCTCTAATAATTGGTCTCCTATTATTTTTTTTTCTATATCTTCGCAAATTTTGTCATTTATTATATTTATTTCGTCTTCCAGTTTTAAATTACTTTGGACGCATAATTGTATAAAATTTATCATACTCCGCATATCCGATTTATAAAGTTTTTGCACTTTTTCTAATGATTTATATGATAAACTTAACTCTTCCTTTTCCGATATATATCTTAACTTGTCAATTATCTTTTCTTTAGGCAAATCATTGAATCTAATTTTTATAAACTCATTTTGAAGTCCACAATCAATTTTACTTATATAATTACATATTAGACAAAAACGTATATTATCATTATTATTGTTTTCCAATAAGTATTTTAACGCTTGTTGTGCGTTTTTTGTCATATAATCCACTTCATCCAATATTACAAATTTAGTACCCTTTCTGAATAAAGATTTGGATAATACAAAGTTGTTTATTTGTGTCCTTATTGTATCTATCCCTCTTTCATCAGACGCATTTAAATGGATTACTAACGATTTGTCTATGATTCCATTATACTTCTTTTGAAAACCCTCTATGAGATTTATAATTGTAGTTGTCTTTCCTGTTCCGGGTGGCCCGTAAAAAAATAAATTTGGGAAATCATTCATTGTAATCATATTTTCTAATATTGACCTACTTAAATTATCTAAAACAGTATCATCCAATATTTTCGGTCTATATTTTTCTACATAAGGAATATTTTCACTATTCATATCTTATTAAATACTTTAGTAAAACTATTTAAATCATAATTGATATTTGTTAATTATAAAAAAATGTTACAACAAAAGGATGCCATTGACGATGAAATAAGTGAAAATGAAATAAGGGAAAACGAAAAAGAAGTCAATAACTATGATATTGATAATGTATCTGAATGTGATAATGTATCCGAATATGATAATATTTTGAACGACATTAATCAAGAAAATAAAATAATTGATAATAGCCAAATCATTCAAAAGATTGCAGATGAATTTGAAGTAACACTTCCATTGCAAAAAAAACGAGGTCGGAAATCGAAAAAAGAAGTAGATATGCTAAATAAAATAAAAGAAGAAAATATTCACGACGATGAAATTATTTACGGTGAATCAAAACCTATTGTAAAATATAAAAAACGTGGTAGAAAACCTAAAGGGGGTAAAATTATACAAAATTCATTAAATGATAATTCTGAAATTATTATTAAAACAAATGTTATTTTACATTTAAAGTGCTTTTTATCTGATTTGAATAATAATAACATTAACAATAATAGTGCTTCTTATGAAGGAATTTCATTGGAAAATAATAATAGTTTAACCTATAATATTATTAAATCTAACGCCAATTCTAATATTAATGCACTAAATAATAATTTATATTGCGAACAATATCAACAGCCTAATGACGATCAATATCAACCAATTGATAAAACTAGTGAAGAAAACGGTGAATATTCTCCGAAACAATATGAAGAAGAATATGAAAAAACAAATATTAATAAAGATATTTATAGTAAGCTTAAGGAACTTGAATACTGTCTAAAAACAAACAATATAAATAATAAAAAATCTGCTTGTTTTTATTGCACTGGTGATTTTGATAATCCTCCTATTTATATTCCTAAACATTTAATTAATGGGTCTTATCATGTATACGGATGTTTTTGTTCTCCTGAATGTGCTACAGGATTTCTAATGAAAGAACAAATCGACAGTTCCATTAAGTATGAAAGATATTTTTTAATGAATAATATTTATTCAAAAATTTACAATTATGAGAAAAGTATAAAACCAGCACCCGACCCGTATTATACTTTAGATAAATTTTTTGGTAATCTTACAATAGATGAATATCGTAGTTTAATTAAAACAAATAGACTTTATATTCTTATTGATAAACCTATTACACGTTCATTACCTGAACTTCATGAGGATAATGATGATTTTATTTTAAACAATAAAATAATTCCTACAAATTATCAGTCTAATAATTCATTAAATAGTCCGCCTGGTTTAGTTTTTTAGTTTTTAGAGTTTTCATCATTTTCAGTATTTTTAACGTTTTTTTCATTATAATCCTTCATTATATTATCCATTTTACGTCTAATTTGTTTATAAATTTCTTGATTAACTGAAACTATTTTTTCCTCTTTTTTTTCAGGAACACTAAAGTGATTTTTTATTACTTTCATATAATCATAATTGTTCTCTTGTAATTGTGATTTTATTTCGTCTTCTTCAAGTGTTGTTTGACGCTTAACTTTTTGGATCAATTCGTTTAAATTAGTTTCTTCCATATTTAAAATTATAAAATATTTTTTATAAAGTATATTAAACACATTTTAATTAATATAATTATTACATTAGTTGAATATGGAAAATAGTATAAATGCTCTTGATTCTGAACATCTTATTAATGAAGTCGGAGAAGTTATTAAGAAAGGTATTAATGACTTGTTAGGAGGGTTTTCAGAAAGATATAATATGTTAGAAGATACTCATAATAAAATTATGAACTTGCCTAGCGTCCAATATCATTTAAATGGTAACACTAGTGCAAGTATTAATGTGGATAACTGTTCTACTAATATGAACGATGTTACAACTCATATTTCAAATTTAATTGAATCTAAATTGCTACAAGATAATCTAAAATTACAAGACAAAATTGATAGTTTTGATAATAAAATCAATGAATATAATGATAAATATGAAACATTAACTAATTTGGTCATTGAATTGTCTGAAAATTCTAATAAGTTAACCAAATTGGTTGTCGATTTATCTGAAAATTCTATTCAAAAAAATGAACCATTGACTACAAATGTTGTTATTAGTGAAAATCATGGTAATACTGAAAATGTTAATGATACTGTAAATGAGGATGTCGATGACAATGATAATAGCGATGATAATGAAGATTTAAGCACTGATGATGAAAGTCTTACATCAGAAACCGCTGTAGAAACTGAAAATATAAAAATTACTATTAATGAAGAAGATGGTGAAGAGGAAAGCGAACAGGAAGAAGTAGATGGTGAAGAAGATGATGAAATTGAAAATGAAAAAAAAGATGAAGATGTTAAAGAAGAAGAGGAAGATGTAAATGGTGAAGAGGAAGAGGAAGAGGAAGAGGAAGATGTAAATGGTGAAGAGGAAGAGGAAGAGGAAGATGTAGATGGTGAAGGAGATGAGGAAGATGTAGAAGATGTAGAAGAAGTTGAAGTTGAAGAAGAGGAAGTTGAAGTTGAAGTTGAAGAAGAGGAAGATGTAGAGGAAGAAGAGGAGGAAGAAGAGGAAGAAGAAGAGGAGGAAGAAGAGGAAGAAGTATTTAGCATTACTATCAATGGCAAATCTTATTTCACAAATGACGAAAAAAATGGAGAAATTTACGAAGATATTGACGACGACATCGGTGATAAGGTTGGAAATTTTAAAAAGGGAAAATCAGTCTTTTTTTAGAGGATAAAATATTATAAAATATTATAAAATAATTTAAGGATTAGTCGTTTATTAATATTATACAAATATGATAAATTATTTGAATAATATATTGACTTTTATATTGTGTTTGGATTTTTTACAAAGACGATTTCCAAAAATAGAAAAATTAAGTTCTAATATTTATATTCTTATTTACAGTTATTTTGAAGTTCAAATGAAAAAAAATGGTATTGATATTTTTAATGAACCTCAATTTGAAAAAGTTTCTATTGTTAATGAATATGATAATGTAGACGAAGACGAAAATGTTTTCAAACATTATAATAAAGAAATATGGGACCTTGTCAATAAACATAGAACATTAGAAAAGGAAAAATATTTTTAAATTATAGTGAAATTAAATAATAAATTGATTAAACTATTTAGAAAAAAATGATTATAATTATATAAATGGTAATACCTGATAATTCATCAACAGAAACTATGAATAACACATCAGTAAACCAGCAACTCCAAAATAATTATAATCATTTATTAAATAATGAATGGGTATTATGGGGTCATTTGCCTCATAATGCTGATTGGAGTATCGCAAGTTATATTCAAATAGCAACATTTAAATATTTAGAAGAAGCTATATCTGTTACAGAAAGATTACCATCTCCTCTAATTGAGAACTGTATGTTGTTTTTAATGAAAAAAGGTATAAATCCAACCTGGGAAGATCATAGAAACAGAGGAGGCGGAGTATTTTCATATAAAGTAATGAGCAAATTAGTAAATAAATGTTGGAAAGATTTAACATATAGTATAGTCGGTGACACTGTAAGTAAAGATAATGTGTTTGTTGAAAATGTTACAGGTATTACCATTTCACCCAAAAAGAACTTTTGTATTATAAAAATATGGATGACTGATTGTTCCAAACAAAATCCAGCACTTGTTACTTCCGATTTAAAGGGATTAAACAATTATGGTTGTTTGTTTAAAAAGCACACTCCTGAATATTAAATTTTAAAATAAAAATACTATAAAAATAATAATGATAAATAAATTTATATATGTTTTGTATTAAATATAAATTTGCTGTGTAAATATAAAAATAATTAAATGAACTTAAAGAATTCAAATACTTTTTCTCTTTGTCTCAATATGATTGTCAAAAATGAAGAAAAAAATATACACAAATGTTTGTCAAATCTCATAAAATATTTTGATTTTGATTTTATAACTATATGTGATACCGGTTCAACAGACGAAACAATTAATATTATTAATAATTTTTTTATAGAACATTCTATTTCCGGCGAAATTTGTCATCATAAATGGACCAATTTCGCTCATAATAGAACTCTTGCCTTGGAACAAGTTTATAATAAAACTGATTATGTTCTTGTTTTTGATGCGGATGATTTAATTGAAGGTAAAATGAAATTACCTGAACTTATGGTTTGTGATAAATATAACTTCAAATTTGGCAAGGATTTCTTTTATTATCGTCCTTGTTTGATGAATAATAGACTTAAATGGGAATATGTTGGTATTTTACATGAATATATATCATTAAAAAGTGAAGAAAAAAAAGAAATCATTACAGGCAATATTGAAGGCAATTATTATATCAATTTCGGCACACATGGATGCCGTAGTCAAGACCCAAATAAATATCTCAATGACGCCATATTGCTTGAAAATGCCTGTAATGACCCTTCATTGAATAATACACTTAAAAACCGTTACACCTTCTATTGTGCCAATAGTTACTATGACGCAGGTAATTATGAACGAGCTTTGACCCATTATAAAAAGGTTATTGAATCTGAAAATTGGGGTCAAGAAAAATTCTATAGCTGTATGCGAATCGGTCAAATTTATATAACCCAAAATAATGAGGGTTGTGCGTTAGAGTTTTGGACTAAATCTTTTATTTATGACTGCGAAAGAATTGAAACTATTGTTTTACTTATGAAACATTTTTATAATAAAGGTAATCACTTTATGGTAAACACATTTTTTCATAAATTTTTACATATTATGTCAATAACAAATGAACTTGAAAATGTTGATATGAAAAACAAACTTTTTTGTAATTATTCGGATTTATATATGATACATTATTATAACTCTATTTCAGCTTTTTATGCAAAAGATTATAAAAATGGTTATAACTCGTGTTTATATTTAATTAATAATGACAAATATACATCATTAAGTATCGATAACTTGCAATTTTATATAAATTATATTGATTAAATCATTTTATAATTTTATTTATTAAACACAAATTCTCTTGATTTAACTAGAATAATGTGTTGTGAATTGCAAGGCAAGAGTTCTCTTGCTGAATCATTATATTTAGAAAAGGACTGCGAAGAATTGGAACCAGAAATAAGAACATTACTTTGTTATTTATCTTTGTGGTATGATTCAGAAAGTGACTATACATCAAAACTACTAATTAATGATATATATATGTGGATTGCTATTGAAAAACCATCATTAGATGAATTGGTGAATAATAATGTTCGTTATGACTTCGTTAAATATTACATCAATTATTACTGCTCTGTTGAAGCAAGTGACGCACAAGGTGTCGCGGTTTTAAACGATATATTATTGCAACTTGAACATATTGAAGACACACGTGTGAGTGTTGACAATGAATGATTATTTTATTTTTATTATTTTTACAAAACATTTTCGTTTTTCTTTTGTAAAAATATATTTTTATTTGCTTCAAATTTATTCATTCTTTATTTTATTATTTTATACATTTATTTGTTTGTCTAATAACGCGGTTATTGAACCATCATCGTGTTTTATTGTTGTAAATTTATATACTCGTGTATCATTTGCGGATGCAATTGTTTCATTATTCGTATTTTGTAATATATTTACTGCTACACTATCTACACTATCTTTTACATAATTAAATGATACCCAATTAGCATCTACATCTGAATTATGTGTTATTGTCAATTCATTGATTGGATTAGATACACTATTATTGATAACCGTTGTTATATAATCATCAAATAAATTGTCTAAATCACCTTTAGTTATAGTACTAGATATTTTTACGTGATAATTATTCTTATTTTTAATATAAACGTCAGTTAATCGTTCAAAAATATTTATGGATAAATCATAGTCTATATATATTTCATAGTCTATATTTGTAAGAGATTGCAAATTATATGAATTATCAATCGTATTATAACAAACATCATATCCTATGTCTTCTAATAATCCTATTGTTACCACGCTTATTGGTAACACAGTAGCTACACCATTCTCATCATTATATATATCAAACCAATTTGTCATTAATTCTTGTTTCAATCCAGGATGAGTTAAACCATTTATTGTTGCTGTGTTTGATATATTTCCTTGTGTTCCTTCTTCAATAAATAAACTATTTTCTGTATAATCTTCTATTGGCATTCCTATTATTCTATCTTTATAAGAAAATATCTTCGTCACGAATGCTTCATATTGCTCTACTCCGTGGGGGCCTGAATAATATGGTTTATCTAAAACATCATAACTTATAGGCGATGTTTGCAAATACCAATAATGTCCGATACCTAGTATGTTTCCAATTGCTCTTTGAATACACTGTTCTATACTTAAAATATTATTATAAACATTTATTATACCATTTGTTTCCTGTTTTGTTAAATAACCTTCTCTTAATATTATTTCACTTGTCAATGGAAATATATTCCCAAAAGTCGTTCCATAATTACTTATTATTGACGACAACACTTCCCCTTCAGACTCATCAAAGTTTTGAACTTTAAAAGATATTTGATGTGTATAGTTATTATAATCATTAATGCTTTCAAATTTGGAAACAATTGGTTTATTTACCATTGTCATCCATCGCTCCAATGACCTGTTTATTATTTCTATTAAAATCTCTTTGTGTTTATGTTCTATTATTGTAAAACTTATAAATCCTACATTAAATCTAAATGTATATGCGTTTGAGTTAATACTTCCGTATCCTTTACTTATATCTGGTATCCCATTCGATAATATTACTTCCCCTTGTCCATTATAAAATTCATAATTTCCATTATTTTTATATCCCATTTTTGTATTATTTGAACCATCCACTACACTTTCATATGTCTTTTCATTTATCCCAAATATAGCACACTTATTATGTGTTATATCCTCCTCAAAAATATTTACTATTTGTGTATTAATTCGTTCTATCTTATAACACGGTTTGTAATGTGCTATCAATGTTCCATTATTTGGGCTCTTTAATTCATTACTATATGTATATGTTGTTACAGTATCTACATTTAAATTGGCTATAATATAGTGATTGTTATAATTTCCTAATATTTGTGCATCTTGATAATATAATCCATTGTTATGTATCGTAATATTTCCTACCCATTCTTTTTTATCATCACTATTGAATACTGAAAATGATATATTCGCACTAGATATTGTTCTTAAATTTCTATCTCTTATTGATAAATATGTGTTTATGTTGTCTTCACTAATAGTATTTGTAAATACAACTGTTACTACAGACGAAAATACTGCGGTACGTATATTCACTTGAGTTATTGTTATTGATTCAATTTTTGTTTCTGTCATCTATATTTTATTTATACATTTTATATAATTTTTTTATTTATTCTTGTAATAAATATATTGTCGCATCTATCATTATTTTTGGTGGGTCTATTGTTAAGTCATCATATAATTCAGTTATTGGTTTTTGTTTATTTTCTTCAACCGTATAATATCTAGCCTTTAAATCTGCTTGTGTTATATATAATCCAAAGTAATCTAATGAATTTACTTTTATTCTGTTTGTTATTCCATTTAACTCATTTATTATATCATTTATGTCATACGATATTTCAACACTCCCTTGCGAATAAGGTGGCAAATCAGTTATCTTTTTACAATGATAATTATCTCCTGTAACACTATTGCCATAATTTGCTACATATAATGAATAGGTATCACTAGTATTATTTTGATAATTTCCACTAATTGCTAATACTTCACAACTTAATCCTAGATGATTTCCTGGAAACATTGTCGCATATGTTGACCCTATTTTTGGCGTCGGTATTCCATTAAATGTTTTTCCATACATATTAAAAAATAATCCCATACTTTGAGGCAATATTGGCCATCCTACATGTGTATCAGAAGATATACAACAATCCGTCTCTGAATTCCCTAAATTTAATATAATTGGACTTGGAATACTATGAATTTTATTATTTTCAGAATTTATGTCAAATGTATTTCCTAAATCAGTGAAAAAACACGCAGTCGTACAGTTGTAATTTGACCTCCCACGTGGTCCTTCATCTCCTGTTGGTCCAGTGGGTCCGGTGGGTCCTATTGGTCCTTCTAATCCTGGTCCTCCTGTTGGTCCTGTTGGTCCAACTATTCCAAAATATGGTGATAATGTGGTATTTATTTCATTAAATGGAACATTATTCATATGAAATGATACTACACACGGTGTGGTTAATGTTGTTTTGCTTTCAATATAAAATTTAATTAACAATCTATCTGTTTCTTCTAATGACTCAACATATGGCACACCAAATGAGTATGATATTGATGTTTCTGTTGTTATTGTGTTGTTAATTATAAATGAACTATTTGAATTGTCTATAATATAAAATTCTTCATCAGAAGCAGTTACATAGTATAATTCATTCCACATATAAACAGAATCAGAATCAGAATTATTTCGTTTTAAACTTAAATCAATTTTCCAATTTCCACCTGGAATTGATGTCACATTTAATGCTTCCGATATAAATTGTATTTTTTTTGATGTCTTTATTTCATTGCTATTTACTGAAATGTCAACTATTTCTTCTGATGCGTATAATGGTTCTTTTCCTAATTGATTGTATGAAGCGTCATTATTATGAGTTTTATTTAAATACAATATCAATCCTGATGTAAAACCAGCAGCACCTCGTTGACCTGGTTCTCCTGTAGGTCCTTTATTTCCATCTTCACCAGTTACACCAGTAGGACCTGTTACACCAGTTGGTCCAGTCACTCCAGTTGGTC